GGGAGGCCTCATGACAGTCACCCACAACGGCAAGCAGTACACCGCATCGAAGTTAAACGATAACGAGTGGAAACTCTCATCGGTAGATAAGCCGCGCGAGTCAATCACGTTAGACCGGGCGCAGATGGCGTATGCCGGTTTGCTTGAACAGGTGGAGGGAAAGTCATGATCGGCTCGCACTATGGAACCACCCCTATCATTCGCCAGTGTATCGAGCCTGGCATGATGGCGTTGCACGAAGGTCGAACCTACCGCGTGTCAGCTGTCATTCACGAGCGCAAATGGGTGTATCTGCACACCGACGCGGAAATCATCCGGGTTAACGACCGCGTGATTGATGTTCTGCTCGACGGTACCGGCCAGCCAATTCAGCACTAATACCCCACCCCATTTCACATCTGGCAGCCAATCGGTGCCGGGTGACGCACAACCCGATTTCAGGAGTAACCCATGAGTGAAGCAACGGATTTAGTCGTCATCGAGAAGTCGAACGCGATGGCAGTCTTTACCAGCAAAGAACAGCTCGACCCGCTTCTCGAGAAAATCGAGACAGAGGCCCGCAGCCTGGTACCCGACCTGACCACCAAGAAAGGTCGCGACGCCATCGCATCAATGGCCCACAAGGTCGCCCGCTCAAAAACGTACATCGACAACGCCGGTAAAGACCTCGTTGCCGAACTCAAGACATTGCCCAAGCAGATCGACGAAAGCCGCCGCATTGTGCGTGAGCGCCTCGACGCGCTGAAAGATGAAGTTCGCCGCCCGCTGACCGAGTGGGAGGCCGAACAGGAGCGCATCAAGGCCGAAGAGGAAATGAATGCCTGGCATGCCGAAGCTCTGGAGATGAACGCAGAGTTCGATCGCCAGCTGGCAGCACGACGCGAAGCAGACCACGAAATGGCCCTGCTGATGAATGACAAGTTCGACCGGGATCGGGAAGAACAACGTCGCCTGGCAGAGCAGGCCCAGCGTGACCGTGAAGAGCAGATTAAACGTGAAGCCGCTGAACAGGCCAAGCGTGAAGCGGAAGAGAAGCACCGCGCTGAACTGGAAGCCGCCGCCCGTCGCGAAGCAGAAGCCCGTGCGGAAACCGAGCGTGCGGAACGGGAAGCGCGTGAATCTCAGGAACGTACCGCCCGGCTGGCGCAGGAAGCACGTGAGCAGGCTGAACGCGATAAGCAGGCAGCCATTGAAGCCGAGCAACGCAAAGCCCGTGAAGAAGCGGATCGCATTAAGCGTGAGGCTGAGCAGAAAGAAGCGGCCCGACTGGCGGAAGAGAAGCGAATATCTGATGAAGAAGCCCGCCGCGCAGCTGATAAAGAGCATCGCCGCACCGTTAACCGCCGCGTTATCGCCGACCTGATCGCCCAGGGCGTCCCCGAAGAATTTGCGCAGAAATCCATGCTCGCCATCGCAGGCGGAAAAGTGCAGGACGCGCTCATCAAATACTGAGGTAACTCATGAACATCACATGCGAGTGCGCAGAGATGCGCACATCTGTAGGTCAGCGCAACACCATCAGGCTTGGGCTTGAAGATGTGGTGCTGGCTGGAACCGTCGACACCAGAGAGGTGCTTAACCATCTGGATGGCGCTGTAGTCATCGAATGGCTGGCTGAGCAGGGTTATACCGTCCTGCACCAGGAGCGTGCAGCATGAATGCTATGGAACGCTGGGATGACGATGCATTCGTCCGGCTGATGGCTGATTTATTGCCAGAGCAGCCAATGACACACGAACAGGCGGCGCAGGAAGCGATCGCCGATTACCGCTCGGAGCAGCAGGCAGAGAGGATGGGAATGTGGAACTTTCAAAATTAGACGAGCCATTCGCCACTGGTGATATCGAGTGGCGCATTCAGCAAGCCGGGAAGAGCGGCAACAAGATCTGGGCCAAGGTGCTGGCCTACGTCACCAATCGGGCAATCATGAAGCGTCTCGATGAAGTATGCGGTAAGGCTGGTTGGCGTAACGAATATCGCGACATTCCCAACAATGGCGGGGTTGAATGCGGCATCTCCAGCAAGGTGGATGGAGAGTGGATCACCAAATGGGATGCAGCTGAAAACACCCAGGTGGAAGCAGTTAAAGGTGGGCGTTCTGGGGCGATGAAACGCGCCGCAGTGCAGTGGGGAATCGGGCGTTATCTCTATAACCTTGAAGAAGGCTTCGCCATTGTCTCGGCAGAGCGAGCAAATGGATTCCACTATGCCAAATCAAAAGAAGTTGGCGTGTTTTACTGGAAACCCCCTGTCCTGCCAGCCTGGGCATTACCTGCCGGGTCGGCGCATGAGCAGAGCGAGCCGCAACCCGCAGAGCAAACAAACGAGCCAGAGCCACCTCAAAGCGTGGATGCGGACAAGATACTCGCCGAGTTCTCTTCCTACGCCAATAACGAAACGGACATTAAGAAGTTAACTGAGCAATACAGAAAGACCTGGGCGGAGCTTAGTGGCTATGCAGAGCACCAGGAAAAATGCAAAGACGTCACTGGCATCAGACGTTCAGAACTTACACAGGCGGCATAAATGGCAAGTAAAGGCGTTAACAAAGTAATTCTCGTTGGCAACCTCGGGCAGGATCCTGAGGTTCGCTATCTGCCAAGTGGTGAAGCGGTAGCAAATATCACACTGGCGACCTCGGAATCGTGGCGCGATAAGGCGACCGGCGAGCAGAAAGAGCAGACTGAATGGCATCGGGTTGTGCTGTTCGGCAAGCTGGCAGAAGTGGCTGGAGAGTACCTGCGCAAAGGATCACAGGTCTATATTGAAGGCCAACTACGTACTCGCAAATGGACCGATCAGTCAGGCACCGAGAAGTACACTACGGAGGTACTGGTAAACGTCGGCGGGGTTATGCAGATGCTCGGCGGACGGCAGGCAGGCGGCGCACCGGCTGGAAGTGGTCAGCAATCCGGAAATCAGTCCGGAAATGGTCAGCCTCGCCAACAGCAGCGACCTGCCCCTGCCCAATCGAATGAGCCGCCGATGGAATTCGACGACGATATCCCTTTTTAACCAAGGCCGGGCTGATGATTATCGTCGTCACCACCACGGAGAGGAACGAAACGACCGGTCAGATGGAATTATTCGCCTCTCATGGCGTTGAAGAGTCCACTGGCCGGCAAGTAGTTCTCCCGGCCGAACATCCGAAAGAAATCGGCGCTCATTACAGCGACGAACTTCAATCCTGGGTAATTCACCCTTAGCCAATAGACCACCCTATTTCACCTCACGGAGGCGGGTTAACCATACCCGCAATTCGCTATGCAACACATACCCGGCAGACGCCACCACTCGAAAGAGACGCTGATCCGACTGCTCAGCGCCGATGACCGCAACTTCATCGCTACCTACTGGAGCGGCGTTAACCCGGCTGACGGGTGCTTTACCGCAGGGATTAACCTGGTCACTCACGAACCGTATTACGCAGGCTGGGGTGGCTCGCTGGAAGAGCAAAGCCAGTACATCAGCGCTGCCGAACTGGAGATGGTGAAAGAGATGTGCGACGCGACGCCGTGGGGGAAGGAGTTCGGCGGGAAGTGCCTCGGGGGGATGGAATATCGACTTAAACCTGAAATGAGGGTGACGCAATGAAACACGCTCACGACGACATAGTAGTTCACGGACTTCGCCTGACATTCATTGTCGGGCCTAACGGCTGGCTGATGCCATGGGGTGATGTCATCTGCAACCCACTCAAGGCGCAGCGACTCGCTGAAGAGTATCTCAACAGGCAGGAGGCGGCATGACCGATTACACCGGAAGTAACACGCCAGCGGATCAGCGTGATTTATGGCGCACACCACCGGCCCTGTTTGCCGCGCTGGATGCTGAGTTCTGCTTTCAGTTGGACGCCGCAGCAGCGCCGCACAATACCCTGTGCCGTAAGTTCATAACCGCCGAGCAGAATACGCTGGAAACACCGTGGGCCGATTATCTCACCATTCCCGGATATGCCTGGCTCAACCCGCCCTACAGCGACATCACGCCATTTGTGAAGAAAGCCGCGGCTGAGAGCAAAAACCAGATCTGCACCGTCATGCTGGTTCCGGCTGATACGTCCGTCGGCTGGTTCCGGGAGGCTATCGAGACGGCCAGCGAGGTGAGATTCATCACCGCCGGTCGGCTGGCATTCATCAACCCCGTCACAGGTAAGCCGGTCTCGGGGAACAATAAGGGATCGATGCTCATCATCTGGCGTCCATTCCCGCGTACACACTGCCACTTCGCAACTGTGGAACGGGATGAGCTGATGACTTTCGGGGCGAAACTCCTCGCCCGGAGGGAGGCCGCATGAAGAAGATGACCGTTGAGCAGGAGAACGTGATGCTTTCCGCCGCAAAGCGTTGCAGCGCCGAGTTGAAGGCAGAACTAGCGAAGAAGCCAAAGCCAAAATTCGACACTGTCAGCAGGCCGCTACTGGCTAAGCACTTCGAAAAGATAAAGGGACTTGGCGTCCCTTTTTTATTGTTCGTCTACACGATCGGCCGCATCAACGGCCAGTTTAAGGAGCACTGACCATGGCAGATTTTGCAGACGACGCATCAGCCGTCGAAGAGTTGCAGCGTAATGCTGCGTTGAGTGTCCACCGGATTAACCGTGATGCGGTATCTGCTACTCACTGCGTTGAATGTGGCGAGGATATTCCAGAGCTGCGCCGGGTGAAGGTGCCGGGCTGTCAGCGCTGTTCCAGCTGTCAGCAGGATAGTGAGCTTCGGCAGAAGCAAGGTCGCTGAATATGACGGCTTATTACAACGAAATCGACCCGTACGCAGCACAATGGCTGCGCAACCTGATCGCCGGCGGCCACATTGCGCCGGGCGAAGTTGACGAACGGAGTATTGAAGATGTCACACCTGACGACCTGCGAGGATTCACTCAGTGCCACTTTTTCGCCGGAATTGGTGTCTGGTCCCATTCCCTCCGACTCGCCGGATGGCCTGACGATAAGCCAGTCTGGACAGGTTCCTGCCCGTGCCAGCCTTTCAGCGCGGCAGGCAAAGGAGATGGGTTTGCTGACGAGCGGCACCTTTGGCCAGCCTTCTTCCACCTCATCAGCGAGTGCAGACCTCAGCATGTCTTTGGCGAACAGGTTGCAGCTGGTAACGCAAACGCATGGTTCGACCTTGTACAAGCAGACCTGGAAGGAATGGACTACGCCTTCGGGCTTGTGCCGTTTACGTCAGCGAGCATCGGTGCTCCGCACATCAGAGAGCGGGCCTACTGGGTGGCCCACGCCGACAGCGAAATCGACGACCGGCGCCGGGACCTCCGGGCGAATGGGTGGGATGAATATTCAGACGGCGGTAACCCTGGCGAGTTGGCCGACACCAACCACGATCGACAACAATCAGGTTGCGGGTCATGCGGCGGCCGCAAATGCGCCAAAACGGGGATCTACGTTGGGAGGGGCCTCGAGGCTTGCAGGTTGGGTAACACCAACTTCACGCGACTGGAAGGACTCGGCGGGGATGATTGCGCAGCGGGAAGGAAAGGACAGGCTGGATCAGTTGCCACGGCAGGCGTACACATGCGGCCCCTTGAGGTTAACGGTTTTTGGCGAGATGCGGACTGGCTACTTTGTCGAGATGGAAAATGGCGTCCAGTTGAACCCGGCACATTCCCGCTGGTTGATGGGGCTGCCGCACGTCTGGGACGAGTCGAGTCCGGGGTGGCAAGAGTGGCAAGCAGCAACCGCACCGGCAGGCTCAGAGGTTACGGAAACGCCATAAACGCACAGGCAGCGGCCACTTTCATCGGAGCTTGTATGGAGAGCCTCCATGTTCAGGATAATCCAGCCTAACACCTACTACGTCGACCATCACGGCACTCCCTGCAAGATAACGCGCACCACATCCGAAACAGTCCACTACCAGCGAAACGGTCATAACTGCATAGCCAGCATGATGCGATTCCAGACGGACTTCGAATGGGTAGAAGGTGCGGAGTTAAAGCAGATATGGGATGACCTCGAAACGGCGGCACATTTGAAGAAGCTGCGCGCCCAGCGTGCGGCATGAGGGGAGATTATGGGGAAGGTGATGACCAACAGAGAACTGGTAGATGCTGCAATAGAGCTTGCCGGGGAGTTTTACGCGATGCAGGGCTATTCGCACCGCCCGGGATTTGAGTATTGGAACTCCCCTCACCCGCATGAGCGCCTGTGTTTCGAAATGGCTTGCCGGGCGTTCGAGATGATTCGCGGATCCGATGTTATGGATGCGGTTGCCGAACTGGAGGATGATTAAAGTTGATTAGTGTGGCGCTAAGACCAATGAAGTTATAATGACGAGGCCGTCAAGAACTTGTTGAAATATATATAGAATTTACGTTTCCGGCGCTTCCTTTCATCCTCCTTGCTGATATGCTCATTTCGAACCCACTAAAAGCTAGGAGTTAACGTGAAAGACTATTATCAGATAGACCTTGATGAGTTTATTAAAAACAATCCAGATTTACATTATCAGGCAAGAAAAGAGGCCAGCCTTCATTCAGAGGCGATTGGGGTAACTATCCCTGAGTTCGTCGACATAAAGATGAAAGAAGCTCATAGCAAAAGCCTGCTTAGCCAAGGGATCCAAGACCCTTTTGAGTTTTGTGTAGACAAGCATGAGCCTAATACTGAATTGGCTTTAAAAATCATCAACGAAAGACGACAGAAGATAAATGACTTTCATGGGATAGACGACCTGTAGCGTTGGAGGCTCAGTAAGAGAGAAGTCAAAATTTCGATTTCTTCCCACATGATCATAAACCGCCTTATGGCGGTTTTTTTATTAGCCAACGAAAGATACCAATACGTCACATGAGGAGAGCTATGAGCACTATTCAGGATATACGAAACCAGCTATCGACTCTGGTCTCCGAGGCGCACAAAGTGGTGTGCTCTCTCGAAATTGGAGGCGAGCGAACCGAAGCCTTCGAATTATACGAAGCTCTTCGAAGACTACAGCGCCAGGGTGCAGCTGGAGAAATACTTTCCGCAACTAACCCTCTTCTCGCCTCGCCATATTACGACGAGGACTGGGATGAAGATGAAGACGATTGACGCAGCTGATAGCTGATTCACTGAGTCGGCTATTGGGTGCGAATGCACTGCCACGTTATCCCCCATTTCCCCGGCCATAGCGCCGGGATTTTTTGCCTGGAGAAAACCATGAGCGACATTATTCAACTGGTACCGAACAAATGGGTTTCTGAGGAGCTGCTGATCGCCCTGACCGGCCTGACGAAGAACGCGATCAAATCTGCGCGCGAGAAGTCCTGGCTTGAGGGGAGAGAATACCGGCATTACTCCGGGGACTGCCAGCCAAAGGATAACTCCCCTATCCTTTATAATCGCCACGAGGTCGATAACTGGGTAGAACGTCAGCGCCCGGCGATCCCCCGCCAGAAATCTGCTTAAATAGCCATACCTTTAACAGAGAGGAAAAGGCATGTCTAAATATCCAACCGGGGTCGAGAACCACGGCGGTACGTTGCGCCTGTGGTTTATCTATAAAGGGATCAG